TCAATCCTCCTTTCCTTCCTTCGCCTTGCTGTCAGCGTGCACGCAGTCTGCTCCATGCGGGCATCCGGAATAGTGGCACGAGCTGCGCGCCTCGCTGTCTGCCGGCTTGGCTGCGCGGTCCGGGATGCTGTCGTTCGAGTTTCCGCCCTGCGCGCGGAACCGGCGGGCGGCCTCTTGTTCTGGCGTGAGCGGCGGAAGCATCCAGTGGGTGACGCGGTAGCCGAGTGCATACAGCGGCTTCGTGGCATGGTCCGACCACCAGTGGCCCTCAGCGATATAGCCGATGCTGAAGCTTTCGAGCGATCCCTCGCCGCAGTCCTTGAGGACCAGGACGCGATCAAACTCCAGCGGCAGCTCATCGTCGACCGATACCCAAGCTCCCTCTGTCGTAGTGGCGGGATTGGATGCGAGAGCAGCGCGGCCAGCCTTCCATGCCTCAAGAGCGACATCGCAGACCGAGTTGACCGAGCGGATGCCGTGGGACTCTTGGATCAGCCCACGGTCCTTCGCCCACACCTCGAAAGCAGCGCGCTCGTCAACCTGGCTGGCGGTGCTGGGCGATGGCGGGGTGGCGCGGTCTTGATCGGCGAGCACAATCTTGCCGCTCAACAGGCCGTCGATGATGGCGTTGAACTCCCAGCAGTAGACTTGCGCATCCACGTAGACCCGCAAGCCGTCGCGGTAGTCGTGTTTCTTGCGGCGGATGAATGCCTCGGCGGCTTCCTTGGTGAAGTGCGAATTCACATGCTCCCACTGCTCGTCCCAGCCCGAAACAGTATGGTCATCCAGCGCGCCAAGGATTTCCCACTGGTCGCAGGAGTCGAGCTGTAGAAACGGACCATCGTGGTCCTCGTTCGCCAGCTCGTCCAGGTGGGCGCGGAAATCATCGTCGCAGTTGTCCCAATATTCTTGGGGGCTGAAGTACATGCTGTCCTCGATGGCCACCGCGATCTTGTCGGTGTAGTCGCGGTCGATGCCGAAGATGATGCGACGGGCCTGCACGGTAAAGAGCGCGTCGGCGGTCACATGATCGCGCACGCCCTCACCCTGGACGTGGTAGCGAAGGCGCTGCACGAAGTCCGCGAAAGTCTGCTCGTCCAGTTCCGCGCCGGTCGCCAAACTGGCGATGTTCTCATTCACATTGTCCATAGTCTTTCCTGATATTCCTCGTCGGTTTCCTGGCGCGCTGGGAGCATCGTCACCAGCGCGGCAAATAGCAGTAGGGGGAGAAGGGCGGTCACGGCTTCAGCGCGCGCACTTCAATCTCAAATGCTGGCTGACCGTTCTCGTTCACGGTAATGACGTTGCCCGGGCCAACCTTCTGTATGATTGCGCCCAGCACGTCACTCGTCACGTCGTGCTTTTCCCCGGCCCACGCCGTGCCGGCCTTGTTAGGACGACCTGCGTAAATGGTTCCGGTAAGTGTCGAGCACTGAACTCTGATTGAAGTCTTCACGCTGCACCTCCGGCCTTCTGGGAGCCGTCGAGCTGGGCGGCGGCCAGCAGTCTGCGCACTTCGTCATAATCGACCCAGTCGCCATCCGGGCTTATTGCCATTTCACTGCCGTCGTGCATCCAGCGGGTAAGCGTGAGCCCTAGCGCGTCGGCGGCATCCCGCTTCTCCCCATCCTCCGCTGATGCTGGGGAAGGGGCGGCGGCGAGCATGGCGCCGTATATTTGCCCTGCCTCCCTGTCGGGCAATGACATGATGCTCAGGTAGCGCGCGCCTGCCTCGATCATTTCCTTGCTCGGCTCGGCCGGCACCGGCTTCCAGCCTTCCGGCACCTCCCGCGATGCTTGAGGCGCGGCCCCGAACTCGGCTTCGATGTCGGCGGCCAGGTGCGGGTGCGTGGCGCGGCAGACGGCGGCGTAGGCGCGCATGGCGGCCGGCGCGTGCTGGTCGTGGTTCAGGTCGAGAACGTAGTAGCGGCAACCGTGATGCTTACCGCCGGGCTGGTCGCTGCCGTCGACGCGGCGCACGTCGAACTTGCGGAACAGCCCCTGCTGCTCGGCTGGCTTCGACAGATCGCGCTCAGGGAACGCGCCGCCCTCGGCAGGCTCGCCCTTACGCTGGAGCGCAAGCTGGTAGCACTGTTGGCCGTACTCAAGCATTTGCTTGTCCGAATAGATGAACTCGGCCGGGATTGCCGCTTCCACGATACTTAACCGGAATACCTGGACAGTGCTCAGTGCGATGGGAAGCGGCAGCAGTTCGCTCGCTCCTTGTGTGCCAGTTGCGCGGGCCGCTTGCCATTTCGCGCCATTGATACAGCTCTGTGGGTCGTACTCGACCGCTGCCGCTAAGCTCAAGTCGAAGCCCTCGACATTCTGCGGTGTGCCGGTGGCGCGGGCCTGGGCGGCAACCAGCATCCGTGCAGCCTGGATGGTGCGGCCGGGCGTGTTGCTTTGCGCGACGTGCTGAATGGCTTCCAGTGCGCTCTCGCGGGTCACGAGTGCGGCGGTTTGATGGGATGCGGTAGTGGTCACAGCGTCTGCTCCTTGTTCATTTTCAGGTGTTCGCGCACATAAGCAAGTGCGGCGGCTTTTGCTGCTGCTTCATCGGGCAGCGGTTCATCACAGGTATTCTTGTAAGGGACGCCGCCGACCTTGAGTGCCACCCAGTACCAGCCAGTGCGGCTGTCACGGAAGTGGTATGTGCCAGTCGTGGCGTATCTCACCTCGCCGTCGCGCAGCGTGCTACCCTGCGGGCCGGAGACCACTCCAGCGAGGCCGCGCGGGTGCGGGTTCTTCTTCCAACGGAGGGCCATTACTCGCTCCCTCCCTGCTTTGCGCTCTCCACCGGGGACGGCGGAGACATGGCGGCGTCGATGGCCTCACGCAGCGTGTCGTAGCTGACTTTCTGGCCGAAGAGTTGGAACGGTTTGCGGCCCTCGATCTTCCCTAATGACAAGGACAGGTCGCCCATCATCTTGAGCATGTGCCCCTGCAACCAATCCAGCCGCGCAGTGTCACGCGAATCTTCTCCAGCCGCTGCCGCGACAGGCCGGGACTTGAGGGCGCGGATGCCATCAGCACAATCCTTGAGCGCCCACATCCGCGTCTCTTCGCAGCAGTGCATGTCGCGGTTCTCGTAGGCGGCGCGATCGCCTGCCGAATCGTTCATGGCTTCGATCTTTTCCGCCACCTCTTCCAGCACCGCATCCCGAGAGACAGGGGCCGCTGCCCCTGCATCTGCCGTCACTGGTGCGGGAGATTGGCCGACAAACTCCATGACTCGCCGCTCGATGCGCTCGTAGACCTTGTATGCCGCTTCACCTCGGGGCGCTGCCATCCATTCGGCCATCATATCGGGCAACCATTCGTCCAGCGCTTCCGGCGTCAGGGCTTGTCCTGCCCCTGCATCTGCTGGGGTGGCGAAAGCATCCCGCTTGCCGAGTGCATAGGCGTAGTTCGCGAGCGCGATACGGCCTGCATCGCCGCCGCCAGCGTCGCCCCACACCTTCACGAAGATCGACGCATGCATGCCGCCGTTCAGCTCCTCGGTCGCCTGCTCGGTGGCCGCTGCCTGTGCAGGAGCCGATGCCGCGCCCGAGAGAAGGGCCTGGACGTCGTCAAAGCGCAGGTATTCCCCAATCGGTGATTTGTAGCAGAAGTACCCTGCGTAGTTGTAGCGCGTCAGCCCCGACAGATCGACCGTTGCCTGTGCAGGCATGGGATGGGACGACAGAACCTCGCGCACCTCGCTCCAGTCAACCGCCTCCTGCGAGCGCTTGTCGTCGATCCGGCGGCCTTGTTCGTTGCTCATGCGTGCTCCTTGTATTGTTTTGGAATCGGGTTGCGGGTCAGGTACAGCTGGGTCTCGGCTTTGCAGCGCTGGAAGAACTGCAGCTCGCCGTAGCGCACCGCTTGCTCCTTCTCTCGTAGCGTCTCGGTCAGCATCCCGCACAGCGCGCGGGCCATTTCTTCGTCTGAGGCGTACTTGCTGCGCGTTTCGTCGTAGTTCACGATTGGTCTCCGAAGTGGGCGCCGTTCTGGGCGCCCCATGCGTGGATGTACTCGATGAGACTGGTCATGCGCGCCACGGTCATCGAGGCCGAGCTTTCACGAATGTTCACGAATTCACCTTCAACGCCGGGGACCATCTCAACGCCCAGGCCCGTTGCTATTGCGTGACCGCTGATCATCAGCGTCTTCCACTGGTTCGCGGTGTAGCTCCGGCCGCACAGCTTTGCTTTGCGCGCCAACTCACTGAACAGCGCATGGAGTTTCGCGTTCTGCTCCAGGCTCCGCGTCGGCTCGCTCACGGTGACGCAGTAGCCGGCCGGCGCTTGGGCTACGAACTGCAGGGCGTTCTGGCGAGCCTGGGCGTGCGCCAAGACGAAGACGCGTTTCACGCTGCCTCCGCGCGCAGCATCTCGACGTTCCGCTGCACCATCGCGTCGAAGCGGCAAAGCTGCTCCACCATCTCGTCGATAAAACCGTCGTCCCGCAGGATGCGCTTCACGTACAGCTCCTTGCCGACTGCCTCCAGATCGGGCACGTACATGATGAAGTCGCACCACTTGCGGCCCGTGATCCACATGCCGCCCTGCATCTGGTGGATGTACTCGGAGACATCGCCGGTTGCCAGGATGTGCAGGATCTTCGCGCTGTCGATCGGGGCTTTCACCTCGATCAGACCGTCGTCGTCGACCAGGCCGTCGGTCGAGTAGCCGAACAGGCCATCTTCGGTCACGCAGATGCCGGCCTCGGTGACGAAAGAGCCGGTGCGGCCTTCGTACTCGCGGCGGGCCTTGTCTTCCATCTCGTGGCCGCGCTCCAAAACCCATGCCTTCGGCGGCTCGCCGTGCGGCTTCTTGCTGACGCGCTCGATTGCAAGGTCGGCGGCATAGCGGAGAGCGGCGGCGGTTGGGTCGCCGGCCTTCCGGCCAGCCGATGCCCGGGTGGTCACGCTGATCGCCTCGGCAAAGCACGATGCCGTGATCAAGCCAGCGCGGGCGGCATGCCATTCCGGCGTGCCTTGGGCGCATGAGATGAACATCATTCCGGCTGCTCCGTAACCTGGGCGTCGATCGTGCGGGCGGCCTCGTCTGCCAGGCGGGCGCGATGCGCGGCAACTGCGGCCTTGAACCGCTTGTGGCACTCCGGCTGGCCCTTGAGCGAACCGTTGTTGGCGGCCCAGAAGGCGAGGGCGTCGGCGTCAGTCGTGGTCTTCTGTGCGGCGACGATCAGCGACTCGACATCGACCCAATCAGCGCTGCCACGAGTCGGGGCCGGCGCCGACTCGGTGATGCCTTCTGCGCCGTCCACGTTCAGGTGCTGGATCGCTTGCGACAGGCGATCAGTCTTGGGCCAGTATTTGTACGCCTGCTTGACGCACGTCTTCTTGATCATCTCGCCCGGGTCGGTCTTCCAGGGCGTCGACTTGCCGCTCTTCCACGAAGCGGTGCGATCGCGAATCGCGTAGACAGAGTCGATGTCCATCGTGTGAGTCAGGTAGTCGCCATCGGCGGTCTTGACCACGCAGTAGACGCCGACGATCTCGCCGCGGTTGCGCGAGAACGGGTTGAATGTGTGGGTCGGCGGCTCGTCGAAGCGGCCACGGGTGAAGCCGTCATTCGCGTAGACCAGTTCGGCCTGGGCCCACTTGATCGAGCCAGTCGCCATCGCCAGATCCATCAGGCCGATGTAGGAGATGTCCAGGCAGATCCTGCCGTCCCGCGGCACCAGGTAGGCTTGCTTCTTGGCAGGATTCAGGCTGATGCCGATCGCCGCGATGTTGGTGATCGCGTTGACGACGGACTGGCGGTTCTTCATCGCCGTGCCCAGGGCGTATTCGTTCGACTGCAGGACTTGCACAGCGAAGCCGGCCTCCCGGTCGAAATTCAGAGAGGGCTCGGCCAGGACGGACTGGAAGCCGTCGCGGGCCGCGTAGATGTCGTCGGTGATGACTGCCAGTGCGTTGCTCATTTACTGCTCCTGCTTGAAAAGTTCTGCTTCTGCCCGCTCATCCAGCTCCTGCACGGTCGCATGGAGCATCAGGAAGGCGACTACGAATACGAGGGCTGCTCCGATGCGGCGGGTCATTGGATGGTTCCTTTCTTCGGATCGCTGGCAAGTCCGCGCCAGCCCTTGAACTGCCAGTCGCTCACCAGACCGTAATGGCGCATGGCCTCGGCCGGCGTAAAGCCCGAACTCATCCACTTCTCGCCGTTCCAGTACGAGAAGCGATTCGCAGCATTCAGTTCGCGCTCGTAGACTCCTTTCCGCGCCGGCTTAACATCGCCGGGGAACCACTCGGTAACCTTACTGATCACAAACCTCGCGGGCGATAAGCTTCAATTCGGCTTGTTCTTCAAGGCTGATACTCGATCCGTCCATGAGGTCGGTGAAGGTGATGCCTTCCCAGTTCAGCACGTGGCGCATGTACTTCTTCAAAAGGTCGCGATAGTCGATCATCCCGGCAGCCCTCCCACAATCAGCGAAGTGGTGAACAGCGCCCATGCAACAACAATCAGCGCCTTGACCTTGATTGCCTTCAGTTCGTGCTCGCTCATGGCTTACTCCTCGAAGATGGTGACGCTCAACGCGCCAGAGTTGTACGCTGCATCCATCAGTGCATCCCGGTCGCCAATCGCGGTGTACGTTGCGGCGCCGGTCTCGTATTTGGCGGTGATGCGGTAGGTCATGCGAGCACCACAGAAGCGAGCACCGCACGGCAGCGCTCAATGACTTCATCGCATTTCTGGTGCTCGTCCTGCTCCGGGCCAAAATCCCACAGACCGCCGGCCAGAGCATCCACTGCCTCTTGCAAGGCATCCACGAGGTTGTCGTGCGAGTTGCAGGCGCGAACAATGAAGGCAGCGTTGGCGATTGCGCCATCACGGCCGTAGTAGCCCGTACAAGACGCGATCATGTTGTTATCCGCTACAGCCTTGACGCAGGTTCCAACCTCGGTCGCTCCGAAAGCGTCGGATTGCTCCCACGGTGTCGGCGTATGTTTTGCTGCCACTTCCATGCTGCCTCCTTGATGATCATTCGCGCTCAGGTCGCGCGGTTACGTTCTTCACTTCGTCCAGAAACCCGTTCAGGGCTGCTTCGTATATCGCCTTGCGCTTTGCCGTGGCCTCGTCTGGAGCTACTTGCCAACAGCCGTAGCTCGGGCCGCGCTTGTAGTCGATGGTCACGTAGTAGCGCTGCATTCCACGAACTCACCTTCCGAGTTCAGCTGATACCAGGCCCCGGCCTTGATTCCGTTCTCGCCTACCTTGCTGGCACGAATGTGGATCAGCTCGCCGTCGTCGTTGCGGTAGACCAGAACGATTGCACTGGTCTCGCCAGCCATTGCACGGCCCTCGTAGCCGCAGGCCATTGCCACGGCATGCTCGCCCGTGCTGCTGGCCGCGCCTTGGTCGCCCGTGCTGCTGGCCGCGCCTCGGTAGCCCGTGCTGCTGGCCGCGCCTCGGTAGCCCGTGCTGCTGGCCGCGCCTCGGTAGCCCGTGCTGCTGGCCGCGCCTCGGTAGCCCGTGCTGCTGGCCGCGCCTTGGTAGCCCGTGCTGCTGGCCGCGCCTCGGTCGCCCGTGCTGCTGGCCGCGCCTTGGTAGCCCGTGCTGCTGGCCGCGCCTCGGTAGCCCGTGCTGCTGGCCGCGCCTTGGTCGCCCGTGCTGCTGGCCGCGCCTCGGTAGCCCGTGCTGCTGGCCGCGCCGTAGTCGCCCGTGCTGCTGGCCGCGCCGTAGTCGCCCGTGCTGCTGGCCGCGCCGTTCTTTTGATCCGAAAACCCGGGCGAGTCCGGGTCGGCAGGCTTGCAGCGAGAAACCGTGTATTCGATCGCTGCCTTGATGAGTCCAGGCAGGCCGATCTCAGCCTTGACGGTCAGGGTCTTGCTTGCAACCTTGGTGTCATCGCTGTGGCGGCTCAGCTGGCCCGACTGCTCGACGACAGCGAAACGATTGCCGGCAGGAGCGTAGTAGTTGAAGACATCGAGCGGGTACTCGCACGCATGGAAGCCCGAGCGGCAGGCCTTCACATCGCCCTCGTGAACGAAGGTCTCGCCCACGGCGAACTGAAAGCCGCGGCACTGCCAGTTCTGATCGAATCCCTTGTACGAGGTGATGACCTCTTCGTTCGATCCCTGCTCGGTTTTGGTCGAAGCTTCCATGTGCTTCACTCTCCTGTTAGTTGTTTGATTCGCTTGATCGCCTGCCTGTGAATCTCAGCTTCGTTCGGCTCAAACGGAAAGCTGTCAAACTCCGCTTCCCACTCAGCCCTCATTTCAGCCTCGATCTCGTCGCACGTTCTCCAGTACAGCTCTTGCGCCTGGTCCTCGGCTCGAAGCCGGCGCATGACGCGATGGTCTTCGTAGTCCCGGATGGACATTTGCTGCTCCTGGGCGGCCGTGCTGGCCGCTATTCATTACTTCTCATGCGACGAGTAGGGCTAGGCCCAAGCTCAGCGCATAGCTGACAGCTACAACGCCCATTTTTGTTGCGTCTTGCTCCAGCGTAGTTTTCTGATCGCTCGGCTTGTGAACCAAGAAGCACCAGATCACCAGGCGAAGGCCAAACGCAGCTGCAAACGTGAGCTCGGGGAGGCCAAAAGCCTGAGGGATGAACAGATTCCAAATACGCATCGTCACGTATGCGGTAAAGAAGCTCATGCCGATGCTTGCAGCGAAGAGAGCGAGCACTCCGAGCGGGCTGTTCTTGGTTTCCATGCGATCCTTGGTCATCTTGTTGGCCTCGGGCTGCTCCTGCTGGAGTGGTGAGGCGTTGAATCTAGTATAGGCCAGCTATACTTCAATGTAAAGAGAAACTATACGGTATAGACGAAAAAATAGCCCCGACGATGCGGGGCTGCCTCGGCTGCAGGGCCGTTAGAGGTGTGAGTACCAGTGTTCTTCGCTGACGATAGCTATGCCGCAGCCAGTCCCGATGTATTCGAGCGCTTTCTCGATCTTCCGGCCATGAGTCGAGTGTGCCCAGTTTTCATTGCCGATGTCGCCGATCACTAGATAGTCGAGCTTCTTCGTAATGCTGCCGGCGCTCTTGCCGCCGCGGCTCTCAACCTGGCCGTGGCACCAGTCGCGAGTTCCCGCATGGAATGCGCCGGTAAAGCAGAATGATCGGCCATCGAAGGCGATCGGCCGCGCTGGTTCGGTTAGTGGGAGCTTGGATGTGTTGCTGGCGAAGCCTTGCTGGGGCGCCGTATTGCCGCCTACGGTCTTCATCAGGAGTTCCAGCATCTCGCCTTCCTCCTGGAGATTCATGAAGCCCTTGGCCGCCACCTCGGCAAGCCGAGGGTAAAGCGCCTTTGCCGGCCAGAGGTTCGCGGCCTGGCGGTTCGCCTCCATCCAGCGAAGCAGGAACTCAACCTCTCCATGCGTGACCATGCCGTCGGCCATCACGCCCTTCACAATCCCGATCAGCTCGTCGATCTGGCGGTCTGCGATCGCACCGTTCCTGTAGACGCTGATGAGTGGGTTTTCTGACGATCCCATTTGTCTCTCCCTGTTATCGGCCTATTGCCGAGTAAACAAGTATATTGAGAGGTCAGCAGGGAAGCATCACAGATTATTGCATCGTGTTGATTAGTTCGGACTGGCAGTGCTTGCACTTGACCGCTTCACGCCGCACTGGCTCGGCGCAGTAGGGGCACTTCTTGTAAGCGCCGTGCTCTCCATTAGCCGCGGCGAGCTCCTTCGCTCCTGGGTTGAAAATCGCCAGGAGGAATGCCAAGGCAAGACAGCCGTAGGCGACGACTGCCATCCCAACCGCGATATCGGCCGATCCTGCCAAAGCCCAGAAGGCGACAAGCAGCAGAGCTGCCGTGCCGCCTACTATTTTGAGGAAGAAAGGCCCACCCCGCCGGCCTCGCTTTTCCGCTATCAGAGAACAGATACCAGCGAGGAACAGGTAGGCGATTGTTAGGATGACCATCGGCAGCTCCGGGTAACTTAGACGCGCATGCTCTCTTTACGGATAACCTTGCCAACGATGATGCACTCGTTGCCGCGACAGATCTTACGATGGTACTTCCGCTGGTCCGGGTTGTCGGACGTTAGCCACCATTCGCCAGCATCGCGGGATAGACGCTTAATCACTGCCTCGCCCTCGTAATTCACCGCGTAGACCTGACCGTCAACTGGTCGGGTGTCGCCGGTATCAACGATCACGATGTCGTCCTCGTACAACGCCGGCTCCATGCTTTCCCCCTTCACACGGACCGCATAAAGCTGCGAGACGTTGAGGTTGTACCGTTGCACGATCTCCACAGGGAGCCGCACGGTCTTGCCATCTACGATGTCTGGTTCAGTGCGGAATCCATGGATGCCGGCCGAGAGACGAAGCTTCACCTTCTGCACTTGAACAAACTCCTCGCTATCCGTGTCTGCCACGGCCACCCGAGACGCCCCAGGGAGTAGGGAGATCGGGTCAACACCTTCATTGGCGCCGGTCATGGCGGCAAGAATTCCAGGAGGCAATTGCCTCCCAGTGATCTTAGCGATAGCGATGAGTTGCCGCAAGCTCGGGCTGTGTTTACCTGTCTCCCAGTGGGAAATGTTGGCCTTAGTGTGGCCGCGTTCCGTCCCCAGCTCCAGCGCGAGCTTGGCTCCAAGGGCTGCGCCCGACAGGCCCGCTACAACGCGGGCTTCACGTACCCAGTTAGCAATCATTGTCTGGTTGTCCATCAGTGGATGGTATAGGAAATCTAAACAAATAAGGTATAGAACTCCTTGACCACGGTGTATAGCCGAACTATACTGTCCTTACTTAACCTCAACTTCTAACGCACATGACTCCTGAAGAAGCCCTAGACAAAGCCGGCCTCATCGTTGGCTCCCTTCAACTTCTCGGCGAAAAACTGGGGGTGACCAAGGGAGCAGTTGGGCAGTGGAAGCTGCCAGGCCGCCGGATTCCCGCCGAGCACTGCCCAGCTATCGAGCGGCTCACTAACGGTCAGGTGCGATGCGAAGAGCTCCGCCCGGACATCGACTGGCAGACCGTCCGGCTTGGCGGCGCAAGCCGCCCCGGCGGTCGCCGATCGACGGATAAGGGTAGCGGCAGGTAACGAGTTCTTTTCCATGCCTGCATTCTCGTATAGCCAATCTTTCCACGCCTCATCTGATTTTTAGGTTAGCACATGAACTACAAAGACGCCTTCTACAAAACGGTCCACGACTTCCCGGGCGGCTGCGAGGCGCTGGCGGTGCGAATGGGCTATACGGCCGGCCTGCTGCGCAATAAGGCCAATCCGAACTCGACGACCAACGTCATGACCATGGACGACGCTTCGCGCGCCATGGACATCACGGGCGATTACTCCGTCCTCCACGCCCTGGCCCGCGAACACGGCTTCGTCTGCACCAAGCTGGACCAGCCGGTCGCCTCCGATGTGGCCCTGCTGGACACGGTCACCAACATCTGGGCAAAGCTCGGCGAGCTGGGCCGCCAAGTCCACGAGGCTGTCGCTGACGGTCGTATCGACCGCACTGAAGCCAATTCTATCGAGAGCGCCGCCTTCACCGCTGTGCGCCCGATCATGGAGCTGCTCGCTCGCGTCAATGGGATGGCACAGAAATGAACCGCTACTCCCCCATGCGCGACAAGTACGTTGCCAACATCCGCTCCAAGATCCTGGCCTGCATGAAGCGCGGCACGAGCCTGGTCAAGGAAATGGCCGCTCACACCGGCCTGTCTGCCAGCCTGATCACCAGCCACCTGATGTCCCTGGAGCAGGCCGGCCAAGTCCACCGCGAGCACGGCAAGAAAACCGGCCTGGGCTACTACTGCATCGCCTGGAAGATCGGTCCCTCCACAGGCCCGCTGCCCCCGAGGAAGAAAGACCACGGCCGTAGCTGCGACAAGCCGAACATCGTCGTCCTCAAGGACTACCCCACGGTCGGCAAGCGCGATCCCCTGGTCGCAGCTCTGTTCGGCGCCCCTAAGCAGTCCGCTCCTGTCTGCACCGCCTGCAAGGTAGAGCAGGGCAAGGGCCATCTGAGCGGCTGCGTTGTTGCGTTGGTGGCGGCGTGAAAAATCATCAAAAGGAGGCCGTGTGATGGCCGGAGTACGAAAAGCAATCAGCAAGAAGACGCGCTTCGAGGTATTCAAGCGTGACGGGTTCGCCTGCCAGTATTGCGGAGCGCACCCGCCCGCAGTGATTCTCCACGTCGATCACATCGTCCCGGTCGCCTTGGGCGGTGCGAACCACATGGACAACTACATCACCGCTTGCGCTCCCTGCAACCTGGGCAAGTCCGCCACTTCGCTTGCCGAGGTGCCGCAGTCGCTCAAGGATAAGGCGGCGGAAGTGGCGGAGCGTGAACTTCAACTCGCCGGCTACCAGCGCGTGATGGACGATAAGCGTCACCGCCTGGAAGCTGAAGCCGGGAAGGTGGTCGAGATTTACGAGAAGTTCAACGAGGGCTATACGCTCTCCGCGACTGCTTTGGTCAGTGTTCGCAAGTTCATTGAGGCCATCGGCGTTCACGCTGTCTGTGACGCCATGGAGCAGGCCCATTCGCGAGCAACCATTCGGAAGGGCCAGGAGTTCAAATACTTCTGCGGCATCTGCTGGAACATCATCAAAGGGACCGGCAATGGCTCGCGCTAGGAACATCAAGCCCGGCTTCTTCAGCAACGACGAGTTGGCTGAGTGCGAGCCGCTGGCCCGGCTCCTCTTTGCCGGCCTGTGGCTCCACTGCGACCGTGAAGGCCGCCTGGAGGACCGACCCAAGAAGATCAAGGCAGAGATCCTGCCGTACGACGACTGCGATGCCGACAAACTGCTCGCACAGCTCCAGGCTCGCGGCTTCATCATCCGGTACTCGTCTGAGGATCGCCGGTACATTCAGGTGACGAACTTCAGCAAGCACCAGAACCCACACGTCAAGGAAGCGCCTAGCGATATCCCGGCACCAGTCGAGCACAGTACAAGTACGGTGCAAGTAGCGGAAGTTCCGGAACAAGCCGGGCTGAATCCTGAATCCCTCTTACTGAATCCTGAATCCGGAATCCCTCAACCTGAAACCCCGGCACCGGCTCCGGCTTCGCCTCCACCTCAGCCGGCGAAGCGCGCGAAGCGCCAAGCGGCCGAGTGCTCGGAGGAGTTCGAGGCGATCTGGTCTGCCTACCCCCGCAAGCCGGGAATGAGCCGGTCGAATGCACTGAAGGCTTTTTCTGCTCGCATCAGTGAGGGCATAGACCCCGAGGCTGTTCTGTCCGGGGTCCGGGCCTATGCCGCCTACGTGGTGGCGATGGGGACCGAACCGCAGTACGTGAAGTCGCCCGAGACGTTCCTCGGGCCTGGCAAGCATTGGGAGTCCGACTGGACGCCGCCGCGCCCGACCCAGCAGGCACGTGCCAGCCCGGCGTACCAGACCGCGACAGAACAAGCCCGCCAGTGGGCATCCCGATTCACCGGAGGAAACCGAAATGAGCTGCCTAGCGAACCCTACACCATCGACCTCAACGCCCCTCCAGGCGTGGGTTGAGAAGCTGCTGCACTACATGCTCCTGAGCTACGGCAAGAAGTTCACGGACCAGTGGGGCGCGACCAACAGCGATGAGCTGATCGCGTTCTGGGCTGATGGCTTGGCCGGGTTCTCGCATGCGGAGCTCAAGCGCGGCAAGGAAGCGCTGGACGGCCGGGAATGGCCGCCGACCCTGCCCGAGTTCAAGAAGCTGTGCCGGCCGCCAGTCAACGAGCTGACCGCCTACTACGAGGCCATCGCGGGGCTGGAGGCGCGCGGTAAAGGCGAAGAGGGTAGCTGGTCGCACCCGGCCCTCTACTGGGCTGCAAGCTCGATGCGCAAGGATCTGGAAAGCAGCACCTACTCTCAGGTCAAGGATCGATGGGGCGCGGTGCTGAGGGCGCAACTGGACGCGGGCGCCTGGGCCGATATCCCGCCGCCCCGCGTGATGCTCCCTCCGCCCGAGGTCTCGAAGAACGCGAAGAAGCACGCCGAGAACATGCTCCACCAACTGGGCGCGGCCGGCATCTTCAACGACAACCGGGACCACCGCGCCTGGGCCAAGAAGATCCTAGAGCGCGAGAAGAGGGGCGACAAGTCGCTCTCGTCGCTTCAGATTCGATTCGCACGTGAGGCCATGGGCCTGGAGGTAACCGCAGCATGATCCGCTCGTCACTCACCCGAGCAGCTACCCCGAAGCGCCGCACCCGCAAGTGCGCTGTCAAGGGCTGCTTCAACCGCTTCCAGCCTCGGAACATGACGCACAAGGTATGCGGCGAGGAATGCGCTGCAGTCTTTGCAGCCTCTGAGCGCAAGCGCCTGGACGCCAAGCAGACCCGCGAGCGCAAGGCGGCCATGAAAACCGTCGCACAGAAGGCCGAGCCGGTCCGAAAGCTCGCCCAGCGCTACGCCGTGCTGCGCGACCGTGACCTGGGCTGCATCAGCTGCGACAAGCCGGCGCACTGGACCGGAGGGAAGTGGCACGGCTCCCACTTCAAGAGCGTGGGCAGCAATTCGGCCCTGCAGTTCAACCTCTGGAACATCAACAAGGCCTGCGACCAGTGCAACTACTTCATGGCCGGGAACATCGGCCCGTACGAAACCCGGCTTCGGCAGAAGTACGGCGACGAGCGGGTCGACTGGCTGAAGTCCCACCCACGCAGCCGGGAGTACACGGACGAGTACCTGGCCCGCCTGGCGCGGATCCTGCGCAAGAAGATCAAGAGGCTGGAGGCGCGCTATGGCAAGTGATAGCCGCCCCCGCAACGACGACGAATACTGCGCCCTCTGCGCCAAGTTCACTACGCAGGGTCACGAGCAGCAGGCAACGATGGGCCTTGGCTATTGCACCGGGTTCGAGGCGTACGTCAGAGGTAACTCGCGGGCGACGGTGTTGTTCAAGCCGGCGCGTACTGACCTGGCGCAGCGCCGGGCATTTCTGGAAAAGCATAAGGAGGAGGACCAATGAAAACCTATTGCCTCGGATACTCGCACCACAAGTGCAACACCTGCGCGCATGAGCGGTACTGGGAAACTCTTAATCGAATGCCGGATGCGTTGAGGCTTCCGATGCAAGCCCAGATGATTCGCATAAATAGCGACAAGTGCCGACTGACCGGCATGGGCGAATATCAATCGGTGGAGCAGCGATGACCATCAAAGGATGGCGAGAGCGCGCCGGCCTGCCCGAGAGCTACGAGGTGTACGGCCCGTCTCCGGTAGAGCGGGCGATGCTGGAGGAGATTGCGGCCCTTCAAAAGAGGGTCGAGCGCGCCAACGATCTTCTTCGCCGGGTCCGAATGAACCCCGAAAACATGACGTTCGAATCTATGTTGCGAGCGGAGGTGTTGCACTACTGTGACCAGTTGCTCGAAGAGTGAAAAAATTTCCAAATTGAAGGATTTAACACGGAAATAGCAGGGCATGTTATGGTAGAGTTGGAGCACTGTTTCACCCTCGGAGGCGCTCCAAATGTTCATCGAAAAATACGTAGGGTCCCTGACCTCAAATGACCTGCGCGACGATGAGCTGCATCGCGCCACTGAGGCGCTCGCTGCTGCCGCCCTGGCTGATCTGTCGGGCGGCGGCGGTGCGGTTTTCGGCTCGATGCTCGCCCGTGCGAAGTACGCGGACGGCATCAGCCACAAGACCTTCGAGGCCGGCAATCACAACATCGCCGTTCTGCTGCGCGTCTGGACTCAGGTAGTCGCCAACAAGGGCTTCGACCGCTGCTGGATGAAGATCAAGCACGAATGGGACATTAAGGCGGCTTACGCGATGTATGCGAAAATCGCCTGGGTGAGTCTGGCCCACTGGCTGGGCGGAGAGTGCGACCAGTGCCACGGCACGAAGGTCTGCGAAGGCCGGGCCTGCACTCACTGCCACGGGACAGGCAAAGAGCCGATCCAAGGCGGCGCGCTGGAACGTGAGTACGTGGCCGACATGGTGAGCGAGCTGGAAGGCCTGTTCCTGTCGCATGGTGCGCGGGCGGGGGCGAAGATGAGGAAGGTGGCATGAACATCTCCGATCTGAACGGCGAGATGCTGGACTACTGGACTGCTCTGGCTGATGGGATGCTTCCAAATTCCCACATTGTGCATGGCGACGTGTGGGAGCGTAATGGCTCCTTCGCTATGCGTTCGACCGACTGGCGGCCCTCGACAGACTGGGCGCAGGGCGGGCCGCTAATCGAAAAGTACAAAGTAGGTTCTGGCCTAGAGCATAACGGGAAATGGTATTCCGAGATCGATGGGTATCCGTCGGATTCTTCGTGCGCTGAAGGCGACACCCCGCTACAAGCCATCTGCCGCGCAGTCGTGCGCTACAAGTTCGGCGAAGAAATCCCCGACACAACGCTTGCATTGCCCAAAAACTAGGCGTAAACTTTCGCTATCACAGTTCCCCCGATCCACGTAATGAGCGCTTCGGCGCCAACGTCACCCGGGGCAGTCGAGTACCCAGCCCGCAGTAAAGCCGGCGCTCGCCCTGAAGAATGTGATAGTTGAGCCCGCCGCCCTGGCGGGTTCGTTCGTTTACATGGCGCTCAATGACTGACCTCATCCAAAGTATCGCTCTTGTCGTACTGTCCGGCGTGGTGGCTCTCATCGCGATTGGTGCAAAGCGCAAGATCGAGAGGCTGGAGGATCAGCAGGAGCGGCTTGAGGAAGAGTTGAGGCTTCTCCGAAAGGCGCTTCTGGAGCAGAAGTAGACATTACGGCCCACTTAGCAGATAGCTCTGGGGCGCGTACGTAGGGCTCACGATACGAGCCACCACACTGAGGCTGATTGGGCGCACCTGACGCCAAAAATCCTGCTTGACGGGTGAGGCTAGGGAACAGTCAGTCTCAGTGTGGTGAATGCGCAGTGCTGATGCGCTGGGTGCCCGAAAAGGGATCGTATAGCTAGCCCAGCTCAGGGGAGTGACGATCCCCGATAGTGCGCCGGGGTTCAGCACCGGCCACCACAACCCGTCTCCTGAATCGGCCCCAACACCGATTCCTTCGCCGCCCTCGCAGCAATGCGTCGGCGGCTTCTTTATTCCTGAGGTCCTCATGAGCCTCGAAGCTGAAGCCCTCTGGTTGCGCATCCTTGTGCAACTGGAGCAGAACCGCATCGCCATCCTCAAGAGCGCATCGTGATCCCCCATCGCATGGTCTACCGAGACCACATCATCCGCGCAGTAACCGGCAACAAGCCAGCTATGGTGTTCCAGGTAGTGAACGAGACTGCCCTGGGCGACCTGTGCGACCGCTTGGTGGAAGCTGAGACTGCGCTGGAGATCCTTCGCGCACGAGGGTACGGCAAGCCGGGGATGCTGCTGCATGAGGTGGCGGCGCTGGTGCCGGATAGGGGCTGAGATGGCCTGGAGTCGGGAAAGCCGCCATAAGCGCGGCTACGGCAAGCAGTGGGACAAGACTCGAGAGCGCATCCTAGCGAGGGACGGCGGGCTCTGCCGATGCACCTACTGCGATAAGCGGCCTGTGCGCCGGCTGGCTAGTGAGGTTGACCACATCGTGAGCAAGGCCAAGGCAAAGGCGCTTGGCTGGCCAGATGAGCGCACTGAAGCGGACGACAATCTACAAGCCATCAACCGCGAGTGTCACCAGCGAAAAACGGCAGAGGAACAGGGTAAACTTTATAGGCCGCAGATTGGCCCTGATGGATGGCCGATAGAAGGCTAGAAGCGGCGAAGCCGAGGAGTGCGTCAACACTTCCCCGGCTTCTGATCATTTACTACTTGGATAGCAAATGAGTGAAGCAGAGTATATCAGCAGCTTAACCGCCTGTGAGTGCGGCAGCCCAATACCTCCACGATCTGGGCCAGGCAGGCCGCGCAAATATTGCAGCCCACCATGTGCGGAACGAGCGAAGATCGCACAGCGCGAGGCCGACGACAGGCCGCGCAGATACCAGAGAGTCGGGCTTCGCACCTTTAGTTGCGTTCAGTGCGGCCAGTCCTTTGAGGCGTCGACCGCCAGGAAGTATTGCGGAAACGTCTGCAAAAACCGGGCGGCCACATTACGCGACAATCCAGATGCGCCAGCACGCGGCCCGCTTACCTATCTCAAGCCGCGCCCATGTGCGCATTGCGGGCAAATCTTCAAGCCAAGACTGGCGCGACATAGTACCTACTGCTCGAGAGAGTGTGCCTTCCAAGGGTTGGCGATCAGGCGCGCTTTGAGTGCTACATCGCCGGGCCCATCCTCAGTCGTCTACTTCAAAACCTGCGCCGAGTGCGGGAAGGCCTGGACGGCTCGCAACAAGAACAGCTCTCTTTGCTCGCGACCATGCTTTCTAGCCTGGGGCCGCAAGCAATCCTTGAAGCGCAACATGGCGGCCATGGGTGTGAAGGCACCTAGGGCATGCAAGTGCTGCGGGGAACAATTCACTCCTGGATACGGTGACAAGCGCTCCTCATTCTGTGGCGTCAAGTGCGCTAGGAAGTGGGGCGGGCTTGGCGGGAGTGATAAGCCTAGGAAGCGGGCGCGCAAGTACGGTGTCGCGTACGAGGCGGTCAACCGTATCAGGGTGTTCACTCGGGATGGTTGGCGATGCCAGATCTGCGGAGTGAAGACACCTCGAGCACTGATGGGCAAGCTCAAGCCGAACGCTCCTGAGTTGGATCACCGCGTGCCAATCTCCAAGGGAGGGCCGCACACCTACGCCAACGTGCAGTGTGCATGTCGTAGCTGCAACATCGCCAAGGGCAACCGCAGCGAGGCGGGCCAACTCCCGCTGTTCGGCGTCTGACCCCACCCGGCCACCTAAAGTTCTGGTGTCTCGAGCTAGGGACCGCACTGTACCGTTCCTCACTATAAACGTGAAGAGAAAAAGTTAAAAGGCAGCAACCAAATGACACAACGAGGACGAAAATCGGCGGCTTCGCGGGAGGTCGCCGCCCTCGTTGTGCCCGCAATCGGTGAGCAGCGACTCCGAGCGCCGGCCCACCTTAGCGATGCTGAGCAATCCGTGTGGCTCGAGGTGGTAAACGATCAGCCGGCGAGTGCATTCACGCCCACGCACGCTCCGTTGCTTGAGATGTACTGTCGCCACATCGTCAATGCCCGCATTCTGGCCGACGAGCTGCTGAACTTCGACCGGGCCTGGCTGGCTGACGACGAGGGGCTGAAGCGCTACGACCGCTTGCTGGCGATGTCCGAGCGAGAAAGCCGCGCAGCATCGTCGCTAGCGACCAGGTTGCGGATCACTCGGCAGGCGGTTGATCACCCGACAACGGTCGGGCGCAGCATCAAGAACCAATCGAAGGGACGTAAGCCATGGGAGCTCGCGGTAAGCGACAACTAACCCGCGGCGAGCGCAACATCGCATGGATCGAACATCACTGCCGAATCCCTGAAGGCCGCCTCGTCGGGCAGCCGGTCAAGCTGACTGTGCACCAGAGGCGGTGGATCTGCCGAATCTACGACTCGCCGACGCGCGTATTCATCCTTTCGATGGCACGTAAGAATGCGAAGACAGCGTTGTCGGCCTTCCTCCTGCTGCTGCACCTGTGCGGACCGGAAGCCAAGCCGAACAGCCAGCTATACAGCGCTGCCCAGTCGCGGGACCAGGCATCCATTCTGTTCTCGCTGGCGGCCAAAGTAGTGCGGATGTCGCCGGATCTGTCGGAGTTCGTCGGGATTCGGGACACTGCCAAGCAACTCTTTTGCCAAGAATTGGGCACGCTTTACCGGGCACTTAGCGCTGATGCGGCGACTGCGTACGGTCTGAGCCCGGTTTTCGTGGTGCACGACGAGTTGGGGCAGGTTCGCGGGCCCCGATCCGAGCTGTACGAGGCGCTCGAAACGGCGAGCGCGGCTCAAGAGTCGCCACTGTCCATCATCATTTCCACGCAGGCGCCGACAGACGCTGATCTGCTAAGCCTGCTCATTGATGATGGCTTGAGCGGCGCCGATCCGCGCATCAAGGTAGAACTGTGCACCGCCCCGATGGATCTCGACCCCTTCGGAGAGGAGGCGATCAGGGCTGCGAACCCGCACTACGATGTTTTCATGAATAAGGAAGAGGTTCTTCGCCAGGCCGGTGACGCAAAGCGTATGCCTAGCCAAGAGGCCGGCTACCGGAACCTGATCCTAAACCAGCGAGTAGAGGCGCGGAGCCCATTTGTTACCCGTTCGGTGTGGCAGGAGAACGGCGCGACTCCAGATGAGTTCGAGCCAGGCGCCGAGGTCTTCGCGGGTCTTGACCTCTCGAGCGTCAATGACTTGACCGCGCTGGTGCTGACTTCAAAGCAGCTGGAGGACTGGGCCGTCATCCCGACATTCTGGTTGCCAGAATCGGGGCTGGCAGAGAAATCCCGGGCAGACCGCGTGCCATATGACCTCTGGCATAAGCAGGGGTTTCTGCAGACCACGCCTGGGGCCTCGATCGAATACGAATTCATCGCGCATCACCTGCGCCAGGTCTTTGATCAGTACAACGTACGGGCTCTCGCATTTGACCGCTACAACATGAAGTTCCTAAAGCCTTGGCTCGAGCGAGCGGGCTTCAGTCCGGACGAGTTAGAGCGATTTATCGACTTTGGACAAGGCTTCGTGAGTATGAGCCCGGCTATCCGCGAACTCGAGTCGCTCCTGCTGGCGCGGAAACTTAAGCACGGCAATCACCCGGTGCTCGCAATGTGTGCGAACAACGCCACGGTCGTGAAGGACCCAGCCGAGAACCGCAAATTCGTCAAAAGTAAGGCGAGCGGACGGATTGACGGCATGGTCGCGCTCGCAATGGCGGTCGGGGTTATGCCGGATAAAGTCGACGACATGCCGTCAGCCTACGAAGAGCGCGGCATTCTGATGTTTTAAGGAACCCTATGGGACTATTTGACCGATTCCGGGCGATGTGGAGCAGCCCGGAGGCGCAGTCGCGCCCGCCCGGCGGCCAAGTGTTCGCTTCCTTGAGCAGTGCTGACCTGATGGACTACATGCGCGGCGGCGAAACGGCCAGCGGGGAGTACGTCACGGCCTCGAAGGCGCTCGAGAACATGGCGATTTTGCGCTGTGTGAGCCTGATTTCCGAGTCGATCGGCATGCTGCCCTTGAATGTGATGGTTCACGGCGACGAAAAGGCGATCGCCAAGGACCTGGCTGCCCATCGGCTGCTGAAAAGCCGCCCGAACGACTTCCAGGGGCCCTACAAGTTCAAGAGCACGATGCAGTTGCGAGCGCTCCTGAAGGGGAATGCCTACGCACGCATCATCTGGCGCGGGAGCACCCCGATCAAGCTAATCCCGCTGCACTCGGACAAGGTCACGCCCGAGTTGAACGACGATTTCACGCTCCGGTACAAGGTGCAGCGCCCTGATGGCTCGATCGTCACCTTGGCGGCCCGGGATGTGTTCCATCTGGCAGACCTGGCGGACGACGAGCACGGGCTAATCGGCCTCTCTCGAGTCAAAAAGGCGAAAGAGGCGATCGGATTGGCCCTGCAGGCTGAGAAATCGGCCGCCCGGATCTTCAAGAACGGTGTCATGGCCGGCGGCGCCCTGTCGTACCCGAACAAGCTCAACCCTCAGCAGATCAAGAACATCCAGGACAGTCTTGAGGCCAGGTACGCGGGAACCGAGAACGCGCACAAGTGGATGGTGCTCGAGGATGGCATCAAGGCTGAGAAGTGGGCCAACACGGCGCGGGACTCGCAGCTCGAGGAGAGCAGGGACCACCAGATCGAGGAAATTGCGCGCTGTTTTGGTGTCCCGCGGCCCTTGCTGATGATGGACGACACTTCCTGGGGCTCGGGTATCGAGCAGCTTGGCATCTTCTTCATCCAGTTTGGACTGCAGCACTGGTTCAACATCTGGGAAGACGAGGTGGCTCTCAAGCTCCTGAGCGAACGAGAGCGCGAAGACTACTACGCCAAGTTCAACGAGCACGCGCTCCTGCGAGGCACCCTCAAGGATCAAGCGGACTTCTTCGCGAAGGCGCTGGGATCGGGCGGCAGCAAGCCGTTCATGAAACAGAACGAAGTCCGGGACCGGCTCGACCTCCCTAAATCCGACGACCCGGAAGCCGAATCGTTGCAAAGCACCGTCACAAGGAACGCGAATGTCCCTGCTGAACCTACCTGAAATCAAGGCCGAGGCCCGTATCGGCTCCGCGCAGTTCGACATGCGCCCCGACGCGCTCGAGCGCTGGGACCCGGGCGTTTGCGCAGCAGCCTCCGATGACACGCCCACTATCTCGATCTACGAGCAAATCGGCGCTTCGTGGGACGGATCGGGCATGACTGCCGTCCGCATGGCGGGAATCCTGCGGAGGATTGGTGCTCGAGACGTGGTGGTCAACATCAATTCCCCGGGCGGCGACTTCTTCGAGGGCGTGGCGATGTACAACCAGCTCCGGCAGCACAAGGCCAAGGTCACCGTCCAGGTGATGGGCCTTGCAGCGTCGGCGGCGTCCGTAATCGCGATGGCCGGCGACGAGATCCTGATGGGCGAGGGCTCATTCCTGATGATCCATAACGCCTGGGCCGTGGGGGTGGGAAATCGCCACGACTTCAAGGCCGCTGCCGAACAGTTGGCGCCGTTCGACCAGGCGATGGCCGAGGTCTACGCCGCCCGCTCGGGCAAATCGGTCGAGGAAGCCGCGGCGATGATGGATGCGGAGACCTGGATCGGTGCGAATCAGGCTGTCAAGGACGGTTTCGCTACCGGCATGGTCGATCGCTCGAGCATCACCCAAGACACAAAGGCGCAGGGGAACAAGAAGTACCTTGCGCTGGTAGAGGCGTCGATGGCTCGAGCGGGGCACTCCCGTTCGGTGCGCCGTGACGCCTTGAAATCCCTCTTTTCTGGTACGCCGGGCGCTGCTGGAAATGACGCCACGCCGAGCGCTGGCAACGACGTAGCAGCATCCCTGCAATCTCTCCTGAATAACCTGAAAGGAATCCAATGAAGAACCAGACCATGGCGCTCATGATGATCGCTACCGCGATGGCAGCCACCGCCCAAGCCGAGGTGACCCGAGGCATCGTCAACGTTCGCGCCGACCTCGATGTGAAGGCTACCGTCGAGCAACTGAACAAGGCTGTTGCCGACTTCAAGGCCGAGCACACCAAGCAGCTGGAGGAGCTGAAGAAGGGGCACGCCGACTCGCTGCAGGCCCTGAAAGTCGACACCATCAACGCCCACATCAGCGACCTGCAGGCCGCCGTCGATGCCGCTAACACCAAGATGGCAGCGATGGAGATGGGCGTGGCCGGCGTCCGCCCGGTCCAGGACAAGGAATACAGCGACTCGTTCCTGGCCCACATGCGCCGCGGCGAAGTCTCGGCATCCCTGAACAAGGGCACCGCTGCCGAAGGTGGCTTCACCGTCCCGATCGAGTGGGACCGCACCGTTACCGACAAGCTGGTGCTGATCTCGCCGATGCGCGAGCTGTGCAGCGTGCAATCGGTGTCGGGCGCCGGCTACAAGAAGCTGATCAACCTGCGCGGCACCGGCAGCGGCTGGGTCGGTGAAACCGCAGCTCGTCCGGAGACCAATACTCCGCAATTCGCAGAGCAGGCCTACGGATGGGGCGAGATCTACGCCAATCCGAGCGCGACCCAGCAGATGCTGGACGACAGCGAGCTGAACCTCGAGCAATGGCTGGCCGGCGAGGTGCAGACCGAGTTCTCCTTCCAGGAAAACAAGGCATTCGTCAGCGGCGACGGCACCAACAAGCCGCGCGGCCTGCTGACCTACGCCGCTGGCGGCAGCAACCTGCACCCCCTGGGCGGCATCGCCATCACCGCTTCGGGCGCCGTGGGTGCGGTTACCAGCGATGCGGTCCTGAACCTGATCTACTCGCTGCCGTCGTCGTTTACCGGCGGCGCGCGCTTCGCGATGAACCGCAACACCCAACTTGCGGTGCGCAAGCTGAAGGACGGTCAGAACAACTACCTGTGGCAACCGTCGATGGTCGCCGGCCAGCCGGCCACCCTGGCGGGCTACGCGATCACGGAAGTCCCTGACCTGCCCGACATCGCGGCCAACGCCCTGTCGATCGCTTTCGGCGACTTCAAGCGCGCCTACAAGATCCTGGACCGCATCGGCGTCCGTGTCCTGCGAGACCCGTTCACCAACAAGCCGTACGTGTCGTTCTACACGACCAAACGTGTCGGCGGCGGCCTGGAAAACCCCGAGTGCATGAAGTTCATGCGCATCGCCGCGTCGTAATAGCGGCGTGATGGCAGAGGCCCGGTCAAAAGCCGGGCCTTTTTCATTGGAGCTTCCATGAAACTGACCAAGTCATTCCGGGGCGTTCCGGACGGCGAGATTTACCCGAAGCTGTTCGAGGCGGGTGAGGAATGCCCTCCTGAGCTCGAGGCCGCAGCTATTGCTCTGGGCGCAGCCGACGAGCCCGCTCGTGCAGACGACCCGGCGCCCGCAAAACCTGCGCGCGCCAAGAAACAACCATGACCCCCGAGGAGTCCGCCTGGCTCGCGAATGTGCGCGCCGAGGCGACGGCTCCTGGCGTCGTCTACGTAGCCATCGTGTCAAGTAAGCGCACGGTGGCGATCTTCCCTGAAGAGATAGTCGGCAAGGCCGACGACGAGCTACTGGCGTATGTGCGTCAGCGGCTTGCTGAACAATGAAAGGCAGCACATGCCAGCACTCCAAAAATTCCAGGATTTCGCCGAGCAGGTGCTGCGTGGTAAGCACGATTTCGGCTCACACGTGTTCAAGGTTGCGTTGACCAACACTGCGCCGGCTGCAACGAACGCGGTGCTGGCAGATGTCACCCAGATTTCGGGCGGGGCCTACACGGCCGGCGGATACGTGCTCGAAGGGGTAACGCTGACGGAGACTGGTGGCACGGCCAAAGTCGTGATCACGGATGAGGTGATTGCCGCGTCCGGCGGTGCGATCGGCCCGTTCCGCTATGCCGTCGTCTACAACGACACCACAAGCGGTAAGCCCCTGGTCGGCTTTAGCGACTACGGCTCAAGCATTACCATCAACGATGGCGAGAGCCTGGCGATCGACTTCGACCCGAGCGCGGGCGTCCTTACTCTGGCCTGATCATGTCCCTGCTCCACGATAAAGTCTCTGCGGCCGCCGCGAGTTCGGACCCGGCGAAGGTGGGCGGCCCCGATTGGAATAAGGATCACGTTTTCGACGCTGGCGGCATCAACGGGGTCACGAGTGCAAGCGACCCAACCACGCCTGCAGCGGGCAAGATCGCTATCTACGGGAAGGCTCTTGCCGGAGGTGCTCTGCCAGCATTCGCAGGCCCAACCAACGCACCGTCGCCATTGCAGCCGTTCCTGGGCGGGAGCCGTGTCGGGATGTGGTCCTCTGTGGGCAATCAGAACTTGAGCCCGACGAACTTCGGTCTGGCCGCGCCAGCCGCGGTTGGGACGATTTCGACCCGCTCGGTAGCCACCACCAACCTGTATACCTCGACGCGCCGGTCGGGTGCTCTCAGCGCCGCCACGGCAGGCTCAAGCTCAGGTTTTCGGCTGGACCGCTTGCAGTTCTGGCGCGGAAATGCTGCTGGGTTAGGCGGATTCCGCCTCGTCGCCAGATTCGGAGTTGGAGACCCGGCCGCTGTGGCTGATGCTCGCTCCTTCGTCGGAATGGTGGCGACAACCGCCGCGTTGGGTAATGCCGATCCGTCGACAAACCTGAACATCATCGGCGTGGGCAACGATAGTGGCGAGGCCAACCTGTCAATCATGGTCAACGACGGGACCGGTACGGCGACCAAGATCCCCCTCGGGGCGAATTTCCCGGCCAATACACAAGTTACCGACCTATACGAGTTTACCTTGTTCGCCGCGCCGAACGACACGAAGGTGGGCTATTTGCTTCGGCGCCTGAATACCGGTGACACCGTATCCGGATCGATCGAATCGGATTTGCCGGCGAACATGCAACTGCTGGCCTTCCAGCATTGGCGCAACAACGGCACCACCGCTTTGGCCGTCATGGCTGATTTGGTGTCGCTCTACGTGGAAACGGACTACTGATGTACACGATTTCGTACCCAAGCGGCACCATCAGGAAGGATGGCGTGGTCGTGCCCCAGGACGACCGCACTCCGGAGTATCAGCAGTACGTCGCATTCCTGCAGAGCGGCGGCACGGTCGAGCAGGAGCAGGACGAGAGCCCCTCGCGGCCGCGCATTGAAGTCAGCGCCTGGCAGATCCGGAAGGCGCTGAATCGGGAAGGGCTGCGCGATGCGGTAGAAGCCTACGTCGCATCGAGTGGCGACCTGGAGCTGCAGGATGGCTACTACCATGCCCCTACGTTTTGGTCCGATCACCCCTTCGCTCTTGTCGTGGGTGCTGCACTGGGCAAGAGCGAGGACGCGATGTACGAGTTTTTCCAACTGGCCAAGAGCTTATGACCGCCTTCGACAGCGCCGCGTTTGATGCCGCCGCATTTGATGTCGGATCGGCTGGCGCGTCCTACACGCTGAGCATATCGCCGGCGGCGTTGTCGTTCAGTGGCGGGCAGGTCAGGCTGATTGCCTCCCGTAGACTGAGTGTCCAACCTTCGGCATTTTCAGTTTCGGCTGCTAGCGTTGGCCTGCCAGTAGCGCGAAGGCTGGCTGTTTCTCCGCAGGTCATGACCTTGGCTGGCGGGACAATCCAGTTTAGCGTAGCGCCTGCTTCCGGCGGCGGCCCTTACGTGATGCCGGTCACCCCAGCGACGATGGTGCTCACTGGCGGCCCGATCGGGTTCCGCATCGCCCGCCGCATCCAAATCTCCCCAGCCGTCTTGTCGGTATCGGCCGGCGATGTTCGGCTCAGCGCATCGCGGCGGTTCGTCGTTCTCCCGGCCGAGCTTCGACTGGACGGCGGCGATGTCGCCCTTCGCTACAGCGAGCAAATCGAGTACGCGCGCGCCCCGAGCGGGGACGGCTACGCACCGCAGCGAGTCGATATGCAGGTTCGCCCGGCCCAAGCGGCTGTGTCGCGCCCAGCCAATACCCAAAGGAACCACCGATGACCACAAAACTGATCGTGCCGCCGGCAGCGCTGGCGGTGTCGATGGAGCAGGCACGAGAAGCCGCAAGAGTAGACGGCACCGAGCTCGACCTGAGCATCCAGCAGGCGATCCGGGCGCATACCGAGACGGCGGAGCACCTGACAGGGCGGGCGTTCATCAATCAGACCTGGCGGGTGACGCTCGATGCCTTCCCCGACTCGATACGGCTGGACATGGCCCCGATCGTGCAGGTCGACCACGTGAAGTTCTACGACACGAACGGGCTTTTGCAGACGCTGGACCCGCAGGATTACATGCTCGACAAAGCGAGCGAGCCGGGTTACATCGTGCCCGCGCCCGGGCGAGCATGGCCGCCGACCGCGGCGCACATCAACGCTGTCGAGGTGCAGTACGTGGCTGGCTACGGGCCTGACCATGCGACGGTGCCGGCGGCGATCAAAGATTACATTCTGGCGCGCGTCGCCGAGCAGTTCCTGGACAAGCAGCCGAGCGAGCACGTGGAGCGCTCCTTGGACCGTTACAAGGTGTACTAAATGCCGATGACCGACCGAATCACCCTGCATAAGCGTGTCACGGGCGAAGACTCTGTAGGGCAGCCGATCGATGGCTGGCCACAATTCGCGAGCGTCTACGCGAATATTCGCTGGCAGTCCGGGGCTGAAGCGATCCGCGCCAACGCCGAAACGAGCATCGTCAAGGTGTCGATCCGGATCCGCAAGCGCTCGGACCTGTCGAACGACATGCGAGCCGCGCACAAGGGCGTCGAGTACAACATCAAGGCCATCTTGCCGGACTCGCAGGACACGCGGTTCATGTTCCTTGTCTGCGAGAGCGTCAAATGATCCGCGTCGACCTCGGGAGCCTGCGCCGCGATCTGCAGGAAATGAGCGAGAACATCCAGGAAGCGGCCCGGCCGGCGGCGCAAGCAGCCGCCCAGGTGCTCTACGACGAGGTCCGAAAGAACGTCTCCCAGATTCCGCGCAAGACCGGCAACCTGATGAGCAGCATTTACCAAGCGTACTCGCAGGCCAACTCCGGGCCCGGCGTGGCTACCTACCACGTGAGCTGGAATCCGAGGCGGGCGCCCCATGCCTACCTCGTCGAGCACGGCCACATTCAGCGGTACGTGACCTATATGGGCCGGGACGGCAACTTCTACACCGCCATCCGTCCTGAAATGAGGGGCAAGCCGAAGCCGCGCCGCGGAGCATCGCAGGCCGAGAAGGACGCGTACTACGTGCCGCTGCCCGCCCCGAAGCAAGTCCCGGCCGTCGCATACTTCCGTCGAGCCGCATCCGCGATTCCGCGCGCCGAGCAGGCGGCGATCGCCGTACTGGAAAGGGCACTCGAATGACGTTAGAGGAAAAGCTGGTTGCGCTGATCAAGCCGGTGTGCCCGCGGGTGTCGCCGGACTTCGCGAGCGTGGCTACGCAAAGGCCCTACGTGACCTTCCAGCAGATTGGCGGCGAAGCCCCGACGTACATCGACAACACTGTCCCGTGGATCGAGAACGCCGCCGTACAGGTGAACGTCTGGGCCAACTCGCGCATCGAGGCCAAGGCCCTGATGAAGCAGATCGAAGCAGCCCTGATCACCGCAACAACCGTCCAGGCGCGCCCCGTGAGCGCCTGCGTGTCGGACTTCGACGCCGACATCCCCGTCTATGGCTCGCGCCAGGACTTCAGTATCTGGGCTGAACGCTAGTTAGCCCTTCAATCCCTCCAGCCGCCCCGAGCAATCCGGGCGGCTTTTTTCTTGTCCGCTAAGGACTTCACTAGTGCCCGAAGAGGGCAAGAAAGGTACTCACATGGCAGCTCGCCTCCCGGACGGTGCAATCGTGTCGCTCGCGACCACCTACGGCACCCCCAAAACCGTCAGTGCGATCACCAACGCCAATCCCGGCGTTGCAACCTCCACCTCGCACGGCCTCACCAACGGCGCCCTCGTCTCGGTCGTGTCCGGCTGGTCGAACCTGAACAACCGCGTCGTCCGCGTGGCTGGTAGCGCCGCCAACGCCTTCAACCTGGACGGCATCGACACCACCTCGACCGCGCTGTTCCCGACTGGCTCGGGCGGCGGATCGGTGACGGAGATCACCCAGTTCACCCAGATCAGCCAGATCATGGAGTTCACCACCTCGGGCGGCGACCAGCAGTTCGCCAACTTCTCCTTCCTGGAGCAGAGCTTCGAGAGCCAGATCCCGACCATCACCAGCGCGATGAGCATTTCGATCGGCATCGCCGATGACCCGTCGCTGCCCGGCTACCAGGCGCTGCAGGCCGCGTCGGATGCCCGTGCCGTGCGCGCGGTCCGTCTCCAACTGCCGGACGGCTCTTTCATCCTCTACCAGGGCTACGTGTCGTTCAACTCGACCCCGACCCTGTCGAAGGGCCAGGTCATGCAGGTGCGCGCAACGATCTCCCTGCAGGGCAAGCCGGTGCGCTACGCATCGTAATCAGTGTTGCCAGCCCGTTTCGGCGGGCCTTTCCAGCCCGTGGGGTAGCGCCTCACGGGTCTTTTTCTCCTCTCTGAAAGACAAAAATCATGGCAAGCAAAGTTACCAAGATCGTCCTCGGCAAGCGTCCGGAGACCTTCAAGAAGGAAGTGCGCGCACCGATGCTCGACGGCTCGACCGGCTGCATGGAGGTGAGCTACCGCTACCGCACTCGCTCGGAACTCGCCGAGCTGACCGACAAGTTCCAGGCCCGTCTCAAAGACGAGGCGAACTCCGAGATCGAGCGCTTCAACGCCGCGGTCGAGAAGGCAAAGAGCGCAGGCGAGCCGATCCCCGAGTTCACCCTGACCCAGGCCGATATCGTCGCCCGTCAGGCGAAGGTCAACGTCGAGTACATGACCGAGATCCTGAGCGGCTGGAATCTGGACGTTGACCTCGACGCCGATGCCCTGGCGGAACTGGTCGACACCCTGCCGGCCATGGCGGAAGCGATCAAGGACGACTACCGCGCCGCGATCAACGAAGGCCGCCTGGGAAACTGACCTTCGTCGCTCGTCGCCTGTACGAGCGAATCCCCGACAACGACGAGCCCGATGCATTCGGGCTGACGCGGGCCGACTTCACGCGCGATGACGTAGAGGTCTGGCCCGAGAACTGGCCTGCGTACCAGCTATTCGTCTACATGCAGACGCAATGGCGGGTAGGTGCGGTTGGCCCCACTGGCCTGGACTACAACGTCCTGCACCAGAGGATGGACCGGATGAACCTCTCTGCTGACGAGTATGACCAGCTAGAGGCGGACATACAGGTCATGGAATACGCGGCGCTTGCCGCAATGAACGAAAAACCCGACTGAGGTAGCGATGACTGAAGAACGCCGGATCCAATTTGCTACCGAAGTCGACACTACCGGCACCCAGCGCGGCTTCGATCAGGTCGAGCGCCAGGCGCAGGAAATGGCGACGACCGTCACCCGGTCGGGCCAGCAGGCTGAGCGCGCCGTCTCGGGCATTGGCAACGGTGCTGGAGCGGCCGCAACCCGCGTGCAAGCGGCTGAGCGCAGCCTGATTCAGTCGATCCAGCGCACGACCGCGCAGATGGAGGCCGGCTCGCGTGCGAGCGCCCAGTATTACGAGGTGCTGGCGCGCCAGCGTGGCGTTGATCCGGCTTCGCTGACTCCGTACCTGAATCAGCTTCGCGCGATCGAGCAAGCCCAGCGTGGAGCTGCGCAGTCGGCGACCCAAACGGCTAACGCCCTGCGCCAGGTGCCAGCCCAACTGACCGACATCGTTACCTCGCTCCAGGGCGGCCAAGCTCCGCTGACGGTTCTGCTCCAGCAGGGTGGCCAGTTGCGCGACTCGTTCGGTGGCATCGGTGCGGCTGCTCGTGGCCTGGCGACTCAGCTCATGGCGTTGGTAAATCCGTACACTGTGGCTGCTGTTGCGGCCGGTGGTTTGGCGTTTGCCTACACCAAAGGTGCGGCGGAGGCGCGCGCCTACAACACCGCCATCGCCGTGACTGGCAACATTGCCGGTACCTCGGCGGCGCAGCTCGCTGACGCTGCCCGCGAAGTCTCCGCCTTCGTCGGCTCGCAAAAGGAAGCAGCTGGTGTAATCGCCTCGCTAATCTCCACTGGCCGGGTCTCGGGTGAGAACGTAACGCAACTCACTTTGGCCGCGACGCGTGCACAAAAAGACCTTGGCCGCGAAGTGGCGACGACTGTCGAGGAATTCGCCGCACTCGGTAAAGCTCCTAGCGCGGCTTTAGCTGATCTCAGCGGCAAGTACCGGGACATCACCTCGGCTACCTACTCGCAAGTGCGAGCTCTAGAGGAGCAGGGCAGGGTCACAGAAGCCGCCACCATCGCCCAGCAGGCGCACGCCGAAAGCATCGAACGTCAGCGTCAGCGTGTGCTCGATGGGCTCAGCGATTGGGAGCGCGGCTGGACCCGTATCAAAGACATGATTGGCAAAACCACCGATGCGGTGTCCGACTATGTCCTTGGCATCGGCCGTGCAGAGACCGCTCAGCAGAAGATCAATGCTCTTCTTTCGCAGCGTGACAATTTGGAGTCGAATCTTTCGCTTGCACAACAGCGAGGTGATAGCTACCTTGTGCGTCGTACCCAAGCGGCATTGGACGCCAACAAGGCCGAAATCAACGCTGCCCGAGCTCGTGCTGATGCGGACAAGGAGCGGGCCGCCGAGCAAGCGAAGGTGGCTGCACGTGAGGCGGAGTCAATCCGTATTCGAAGCCAAGCCGTCGCCCTCTTAAGCCGTGAGAAGCAGCGTGAGGAGGAGTTGGCAGCAGTGAGGCGACGCTCGGCTGAGCTCGACCTTTCGGCAAAGGATACCGAAACCGCCCTTGCCCTCGTCCGTAAGAAATACAGCGACGTTGACGAGGAGGCCAAGCGCAAGCGTGAAGAGGGTTCTAAGCGCGCCCTCGACCAACTCAAGAAGGAGCAGGCGGCCATCGCAGAGATGGCGGGACTGACCTCGACCTTTGCCGAGGACTGGAGCCAACTTAGCGCCCTGTATGCCAAGGGTGCAGTATCGCTCGATCAGCTTACCGCCGCCCAGGCGAAGCTGCTTGCGCAGCAGCCGGCTATCAAGGAGGCTAACGAGAAGGAGGTCGAGGCTCGGAAGAAACTGGCCGAGTCCGACCAGCTGATGGAGCGCGGACTAGAAACCGCCCGACAGTACCGCGACTCGCTGTTGGGCCAAGTCGGCGTCCAAAAGCAGAACAACGAGCAGATCGGGCTGTCCGTCGAGGCGTCGGCAGAACTTGAGGTGGCTCGGCTGAACAACGCTGCTGCGCTGAAGGAGGAATCCGCTGCCGCTCTGGCCGCTCTGGACGCGGAATCGCCGATGGTGCAGGTGTATCGCGAGCAAGCCCAGGCGCTACGCGATCTCGCAAGCGCCAAGAGCGAGGGCGCGCGCAAGCAAATTGCTGTCGACTCAGCGAAGGCCGCCCAGGAAGAGTGGAAGCGGGCCGCCGCGTCCATCGAGCAATCGCTGACGGACGCTCTGCTCCGCGGGTTCGAGTCGGGCAAGTCGTTCGGCAAGAACTTGGCCGACACGCTGAAGAATATGTTCAGCACGTTGGTATTGCGTCCAATCGTATCCGCAGTCGTGAGCCCCGTTGCTGGCGCTCTGACAAGTGCGCTGGGGCTGGCCGGCACTGCATCGGCGGCTACGGGCGGAGCAGGAGAGGGCGGGATTGTTAGCAATGCGGGCAGCGTGCTCGGCGGCATCAGCGCGCTGTCTGGCTCGTTCGGCTCGGGGCTGATGTCTGGCTTGTCCGCCTGGGGGGCTGAGGGTAGTGTGATGGGCCTGCTCAACAGCGGCGCCCTATTCGGCGGCGGTATCGTTAATGGCTTGGGGGCAATAGTCGGCGCTCTCGGTCCAATTGCCCTTGGCATCGGCGTAGCCACGAGCCTGTTCAAGAGCGCTTTCGGCCGTGGGCCCAAGGAGATCCAGAGCACCACGCTCAACGGTAGCTTCGGTGACGGCGGCTTCTCTGGGACTATCGACCAAGCATGGAAGCGTGAAGGCGGCTTCTTCCGCAGCGACAAGCGGGGCGTCGACATCACCGCCGTTGATCAGGCAATGGCTAAGCAGTTGGGGTCTGCCTATGATGCGCTCAAGCTGGCATCTGCCGACTTCGCCTCTGTCCTGGGCATCAACGCCGATTCGCTCAAGACCCGCACCCAATCCCTGAGCATCGCCCTGGGCAAGGACGAAGAGGCGAACAAGAAGGCCATCGCTGACTTCTTCATCGGGGTAGGCGACACCATCGCTAAGGAGCTGCTGCCGACGGTCAGCCAGTTCGCGAAGGAAGGTGAGGGCGCTAGTGCGACTTTTGAGCGCATCGCAACCGGTTACGCCACCATTGACGCCGCCCTGGAGTCGATTGGAAGGGTGTTCGGCCAGGTCGGAGTAGGTTCGATCTCGGCGCGCGAGCGTTTGATTGATCTGTCTGGGGGTATTCAGACGTTCGCCCAAAACACGGCGGGCTTCCAGCAGAACTTCCTGACCGAGGCGGAGCGCAATGCTCCTGTCCTTAAGCGGGTGACGGCGGAGCTGGCAGCCATGGGCTTGTCAGCGGTCGATACGCGGGAAGAGTTCAAGGCTGTTGTCCTTGGGCTTGACCTGACCACTGAGGCGGGTGCCAAGCAGTATGGCGCGCTGATGAAGCTGCAAGCGGCCTTCGCCCAGGTCTACCCGGCAATTGACCGTGCGACCATCGCGGCGGAGCAGCGGAAGGGGCTTCAGGACGAGTACGACCAGCTCACGATGACCTCGGCGCAGCTTCTGGCCCGTCAGCGTGATGCCCTGGACGAGAGCAACCGCGCTCTGTTCGACAGCATCCAGGCGATCAAGGCTCAGGCCGCAGCCGCGCAGGCGGTGAAGGATCAGGCCGCGACCCTGCTCGGCAACGTTGACAGCTCCTTCTCGGTGCTCCAGCGGCTTGTCGGGAAAGAGCGCGAGCTGATTCAAGGCCGGGTCAGCAACCTTCGCAGCCTGTCGGATGCCCTGCGTAGCACGTTCGACAGCATCCGCAGCCCGGAACAGGTGGCGGCGGATCGCGAGAGCGCGAAGGCGGAAGTCAGCGCTGCTCTGGCGATCGCCCGAGCCGGTGGTCCGTTGCCCGATGCCGAAAAGCTCCGCAAGGCGCTGGCCGACATCAGCAAGGGCGCCGGGCCGGAAATGTTCGCCACGTTCCAGGACTACCAGCGCGAGCTGCTTGGGACGCAAGGTGACCTGAAGGCGCTCGCCGACCTGTCCGATAGCCAGCTGTCTGTCGAGGAGCAGGCGCTCAAGCAGTACGACGCCATGCTGGAGAAGTACCAAGAGCAGATCGACGTACTGAAGGGCATCAGCACGACCGGCCTGACGATCCAGCAGGCCATCGAGGCGCTGAGTGCGGCGCTCCTGCAGGCTCAAGCTAACCCGGTGGTCTCGGCCACTGCGGCTATCAATGACGCCTACAAGTCGTCCCTTGGCCGTGCGCCTGACGCTGCCGGATTGGAATACTGGCAGAACCAGGCGGCCGGCGGTGCTCCGCTGTCGGACATCCTGGGCGCGATCAAGGGATCTCCCGAGGCGCAAGTCCAGAAGCTCTACAAGGATGTCTTCGGGCGTGCTGCTGATGCTGGCGGGCTGAACTTCTGGCTCGACTCGATCAGCAAGGGTGTCTCGCTGGCGGATGTCCGCAAGGCGCTTGAGCAGAGCGAGGAAGCCAAGAAGAAGCTTCGCGGCTTCGCTGTTGGCACCAACCGGGTTCCGTACGACATGCCTGCCTTCGTCCACCAGGACGAGCGGATCATCCCTGCGGCTGACAACCGCGAGCTGATGCGCCGGCTGGCGAGCCCGTCTGAGAACAGCGCGGCTCTCGCGGCTGCGGTGGATCGGCTGACGCGCGAAGTCGAGGGGCTGCGTGCGGAGACGCGGGCGACCGCAACTCACACCGAGAAGACAGCACGTTACCTCGGCCGGGTCGTCCGTGAGGACGCAATCGTAACGACTACGGAGTCCTGATGAGTGGGATGAAAGTCATCAAGCCGATCGTGTTCACTGACGCAATGCTAGTCAGTAGCACGGTCGCGGAGCCGGCGGCGGGGGAGCCTGCTTGGAACCCCGCCACCGCCTACGCTAAGGGTGCCATCGTTACCCGCCCGACCAATCATAAGCGCTACGAAAGGGCGGTTGCAGGCACCACGGCCACGGCACCTGAGGCTGACACTGCAAACTGGATCGAGCTTGGGCCCACCAACCGGTGGGCAATGCTCGACCGAAAAGTTGGGACCGCAACGAAGGCAACGTCGATCACGGCGGTATTCCGGCCGGGCCCGACCTCTGGCATCGCGGCGCTTGAAATGGTTGGTCGACAGTTCAAAGCGACGATGCGAGAAGTTCCTGGCGGGAACATCGTCCACGAGCGGACGGCAATACTTGACGGGACGATCATCGAGAGCGTTTACGACTGGCTGTTCTCAGACTACGAACAGCTAACGGATGTCGTTTTCACTGACTTCCCGGCACATTACCCGAGCTGCGAAATCACCATCGAGCTCACCGGCACCACCGATGTCTCTTTGGGGGTCCTACAGTTCGGGCAGGTTATCGACATCGGCCGGACTCAGTCTGGCGCATCGGTCGGGATCATCGACAACAGCCGAAAGGAGCGGGACACCTTCGGCAATGTCGACGTCGTCGAGCGGACCTATAGCAAACGCTGCAGCCTCTCAGTCGTCACCGAGAAGGCGGACTTCAACAAGATCTACCGCCGCTTGGCGAGTCTGCGTGCGACGCCCTGCATTTACATGGGCACCGAGCAGCCGGGCTACGAGCCAATGATTATCTATGGCTTCTTCAAGGACTTCGGGATTTCCGTTGACTACCTGTACACCCACATCCTCAACATCGAAATCGAGGGCCTATAAATGCCAGTGACTCCCATTCCGGCGCTCGACCGGACAAGCTCGACGTTCAAGACCGACGTTGACACCCTATTTCTGACTCGCCTGCCGCTGCTTACGGTGGAACTGAACCAAGTTTCCATCGATCTGGCCACGGTAGGGCTGAAGCAGGATGCAGCGGCTGCATCAGCAACTGCCGCAGGCGCTGCCGCCGAGGCGGCCGTGTATGCCGCCAACGCCTCGCAGTGGGTCAGTGGGACCACGTACGCGAAGGGGGCTGTCGTCTGGAGCCCCGCCAATCTGCAGACCTACCGGCGCGTGAATGCTGGTGCGGGCACCACGGACCCGTCGAGCGATCTCACCAACTGGACGAAGATCTCGTCGCAAGGAGCCTATGAGCTTATCGCCTCGGCGACGACCAGCTCGGCGGTGGCGAACATCGATTTTCCAAACATTTTCACCAGCGAGTATGAGGCCTACGTTATTGAAGTAGGCGGGATCAAGCCAACGGGCGCCACGGACCGACTGTCTTTGAGGTTCTCCGCGGACGGGGTGGTTTTTGGGGCGAGCAACGCGGACTACTTCGGACCGTTGGCCGGCGGTGCGACAACGACGACTTCAGCGAACCAGCTGATCGTAGGGACCAACTTCTATGCCGCCACTGGCGGGGCAGGGGCGTTCACTATTCGGGTGCGCAACGCCTTGGCCGCGATGGCAAAGCCGGTGAGCATTTCCGGGACGTACATCAACGCATCTAGCAATCTCGATGCCGTGATCTCCGAAAACCTGTTCAATAACCCGACGGTCAAAGGCTTCCGTCTTTTCTGGAACGCAGGCACTACTTTCCAGTCCGGCGCCCGGGTGCGGGTCTATGGCATCCGGACTGTATAGGAGCGACTATGAGCTACAAGGTACTTGAGAACGGCATCGAACGTGACGCCACCCCGGAGGAAGTCGCCGAGATCGAGGCGCGCGCAAGCGAGCAAGTCCCGCCTGTGCCGAACTCGGTAACGATGCGCCAAGCCCGGCTAGCCCTCCTCGGTGCCGGCCTGCTAGGCCAGGTCTCGACCGCAATCGCGTCCCTGTCCAGCCCGCACCGCGAGCAAGCCGAGATCGAATGGGAGTTCTCCAGCGATGTCTACCGTGACCGCCCGCTGGTGGCGATGCTCGGGCCGCAACTGGGGCTGACCAACGAGCAGCTGGATCAGCTGTTCATCACCGCCGCAACACTCTGAGGAGTCTTTATGAACGCGCTCAAACATTGGCTGCTTCAGCTTTTCATCGCGTTTGACCAACTGGCTAACGTCCTGCTCTCACCCCTGAGTATGCAGACCTGGGCCGACGAGACGATCTCCTCGCGCTGCGGCCGGCTGGGGCATCGCTATCCCTACAAGCTCTACAAGGTAGTGATCGATCTGTTGTTCCGATGGCAGGGCCCGGACCACTGCGTCAAAGCCTACAAGAAAGAGCTGACGCGCTACCAGTTCCCGCCTGAAATGCGGGAGCAGCAGACAGAACAGGCCCGCCGCGAGCGGGCCTTCTAATTTCTAGGGCCACCGAATGGCGACCTACTACATCGACCCGAGCGCCGCGACAAACGGCACCGGCACGACGGCGAGCCCGTTCAATACCTGGACAGGCGTCCCGGTAGCGGCCGGCAACGTCTACAAGCAGAAGCGCGGCACGACCTGGAGCGGGGCGTTTCCGAGCCTGACGAGCGGCGCGGTTGGCAACATCACGACGGTGACGGCCTACGCAAATGCGGACGGCAGCGACAACCTGAACTTGCCGAAGCCGATCATTGACATCGGCGACCGCCAGATGCCGGGGACGATCAACAGCCCGAAGTCGGGCATCAAGTTCGCCTTCGTCGATCTGCGGAACAACCGTGCAACGCTGGCGTCCGACACGCCGATGATGTGGCTCGGGGACGATGTGGAGTTCTCGGACTGCGCGCTGACGACAAACCTCACGGCCCTGTACGGCGAGAACCGCCACCGGATCAAGATCCTGCGCTGCAAGATCACGGCGGCCACGGCGGTCACGGCGACGCATGCGATCAACGCTATCGTCCTGGGTGGCAACACGGCCCCGACTGGCGTCGTCATCGAGGATAACGAGATCTACGTCGGCGACGGCGGCCCGGCTGCGGCGCACGTGATCAAGATCTCCTGCGCCACGGCGGTGACTGACCTGCAGGTCAACCGGAACAAGATCCGGACTACCCACAGTGGGATGACAACGCACGTGGACAAGGCCGGCATCTACCTGCGGAACGCGGTGGGCGCCGACTTGAAGGGGCCGACCGGCACCGCTGCGGCGACGATCAAGATTCAGGGCAACGATGTGTCGTGGATGGTCGACGGCATTTTCATTGCGGGCGCCAGCAACGTCTGGATCGACGACAACGAGCTCAACGACCTAGCGAGCTTCGGTGTACACGTAACCGGCTCGACCAGCTTGCCGTCCTCTGGCTGCATCATCGAGCACAACCGCTGCCGGCGGATCGGTCGCAACGCTTCGCCCTGGTACGGCCGGGGCATCGAACTTTCTGGCGGCGGCCAGCAGCACGCCTGCACAAGCCATGTGATCCGGTTCAACCTCTGCGCCTATATCTACAACTGGGGCGGACCGCTGGATAACGCGACCGAAGGCCCTGGCATTGGCCTTGACGATGCAACGAGCTTCACGTTCGTGTACGGGAACACGTGCTACAGGTGCGAGGGGCAGGCGGTCCAGACCTACGGTGGATCGTCCCCGCCGGCTGATACCGGCGGAAACATCATAGTCAGCAACTGGTTCATCGAGTGTGGCATCAACGCCGTCTGGAACCGGCGTAGCGGCGGCACCCACCGGACTCCGGGTGCCTGCGGGGTTTCGCTCGCCAGCTCGCGCGGCAGCCGCACCATCGTCGCCTACAACCTCTTCGTCGGTGGCTTCGGCGGCCTGTGG